TAACGGTGGAAACTACAATACAAGCACAAAGAAGTTTATTGCCCCTGCTGATCGCACATACAATTTTCAAGTACGTGTAACCGCTACATTGGTTGAAGGTACGGGTCCTGCTTCACAAGTTGCTTTCGATATTGGATTAAGGAAAAACGGTATTCCCATTGGGGCAGGTCCGTATCAAATTATCTGGGCATTCAACACACCACCAAACACAACTATTACCCAAGATTTTTTCATTCAAGATACAGCGAGTGTTGGCGATCAGTACGAGGTTGTACATTTTGGAGGTACACTTTTGTACACGATCAACGTTGAAGCAGATAATACGTATTGGCTTAATCAGATTGAAGGAACGCCAAAGATGGAAATTGGCGATAGTTGGGACATGAACCAAACCATTGTACCAAAGATTAAGCAATCCGATTTTCTTATGTACTTGGTGCGTATGTTCAACCTGTTTATCATGCCCGACAAGTACGACCAAAAGAAACTTTACATTGAACCGTTTTCAGATTTTTACGATAATTCAACTTACCTCGATTGGACGGGATTATGGGACGTTGAGAAAGGTTACGAAGTAGTACCATGTGGGTATATGAACCCAAAGACGTACAAGTTCAGCTACAAGGATGCAGGCGGTTACTTCGAGAAGCGTTATCAAAGTGCGTATCAATCGAGTTACGGTTCACGTACCTACATTAGTTCAAACGAGTTCAGCAATGGTGAGCAATCCGAGGACGTTGGATTTGGCAATAGCGTAATGGTTGGCTTCTCTCCAAGCCCACGCATTTACGCACGTTATTACGACATGGATAACAAAGGAACTGCAAGCGGTGGCGATGTTGAATTGAACGTGAAACCCGTTACCCCCAACCTTCGTATTCTTTACCATGAGTACATTGAATTTCCGAGCGATACCGAGTTTGTTTTCGAGGGTAATGAATACACGAGTTATCCGTACGCAGGTAATTTAGACAATCCATACAACCCAACGAAAGATTTGTGTTTTGGAATACCACGGGAGTTGTACTATCAAAGTGACGAAACGAGCGGAGCGATTTATAGGTACACCAACAACAACCTATTTAACCGTTTTTGGTTGGATTACGTAAAGCTATACACCGACAAAGACGCTAAAAAAGTCAAGTTATTTGTTCAACTTTCAGCGGTTGATGTGTTGAACCTGGATTTCCGCAAACCGATTTATATTAACGGCACTTTGTTTTACTTGCTATCGGTAAACGATTACGATGCAAACAGCGACGAAAGTACTTCAATCGAACTTTTAAAAGTTTTAGATTTAGCATCATTTGAGCCTACCGTTTTCCAATTAACGGGCGGTACAGGTGCTTTCATTTCAGACGAACCCAAACCCCAATTAATTACAGAATAATGGCAGACGTAGAAAAGGACATAGTATTACGAGTTAAGAGTGAAACCGACCAAGCGACGGGGCAATTCAAGAACCTCAAACAAGAATTAAAATCGATTGAGGGTGAACTTAACAAGATGTCAACCGCAGGGCAATCGGGAACCGAAGCCTTTAAGAAGTTGCAACAAAGAGCAGGGGAAGTTAAAGACCAAATCAGTGATACGAAGTCAGCGATAAAGGCTTTGTCTTCTGATACGTTCAGGTTAGATGCGTTCGCTCAGGGTGCGCAAGGTATTGCGGGTGGTTTCGCAGCCGCCCAAGGTGCGATGGCGTTGTTTGGTAGCGAGAACAAACAGATTGAAGAAGCAATCAAAAAGACGCAGGGTGCAATGGCTTTGCTTCAAGGTGTGACGGCAATTACCAACGTATTACAAAAAGAAAGTGCGTTAAGATTAGCGATTGCAACGACTGCTCAAACGGCATATACCGCAGTTGTTGGAGCATCTTCGGGGGCAATGAAAATCTTTCGTTTAGCGTTGGCATCCACTGGAATCGGGGCGTTAGTTGTTGGGTTGGGTTTGCTTATTGCAAACTTTGACGATGTTAAAAAGGTTGTGATGAACCTTTTAAAACCGTTCGATGGAATCATTGCAAAGGTGCGTGACTTTTTGAGCGTTATTTCCTTTGGGTTGATTGATAACACGGCCACTAAAAAAACAAAAGAAAACGCCGAACAAGTGGTGGAAGCCTTCAACAAAACGAAAGATGCCATGAAGGAAAACGAAAAGGTAATTGAACGCAGAATCGAACTTGCAAAAGCCGAAGGAAAAGGTATTAGAGAAATTTACCTACTTGAAAAGCAACTTGCAGACCTACGGATTAAGAATTTGAAAGTTGAACAAGACGCTTTGAAACTTAAAGAAAAGGCAGGAACAGCAACCGATGACGAAAAGAAACGCATTAAAGAGTTAACCACTGAAATTGCAGATGCTACAAATAAGCGTTTAATTCTCGATGCTAACTTCAAAAAAGCAGTTGCAGATGCAAACCAAAAAGCAGAGGAAAAAAGACGTGAAAAGGAACGGGAAAATAATACAGCATTTTTCAAAGATTTAGGTGAATTAAAAACAAAGGAAGTAGGGTTAATTCAAAACACTGCAAAAGAGGAAGAGCGTTCATTAATGACTTTGGTCGATTTAAAAAAACGAAGTAATGAAGTTGATGAGCACTTAGCGTACCAACGGAAGCAATATAAAATGGACGAAATTTCCTCAGGGTTGCGCCTTGCATCGATGGGGTTAGATTCGTTAATGCAGTTAACAACCGCATTCACAAAGAACACTGAGGAAAGCCAGCGTAAAGCATTCAAGATTAACAAATCTTTTCAAATAGCGCAAGCATTGATTCAAACATACCAAGCCGTTACGGGTGCGCTAACCGCAGGGGGTAACCCGATCAAACTTGCAACGGGTGCGCAATTTGTTGAAGCGGGAATCGCACTTACCGCAGGACTTGCAAACGTAGCAAAGATTGCCAAAACCCAATTTGGTGGTGGTTCGCAAGGTGCAGGTGGTGCAGGCGGTGGTGTTGGTTCAGTTCCTCAACCGTCTGCAATGGCTACAACTACACCAACGATTGGTAGCACACAACTGCAATTAGATGCTCAGGGGAACTTACAACAACAATCGGTACGCACCTACGTACTTGAAACCGATATTTCAGACAAACAAAAACGCTCACAAAGATTACAAAGAACCGCAACATTAGGAAAATAATATGAATACTTACAATGATTTACCCGTTTACTCGCTTGTAGTAAACGATGAAGAAGGTACAGGTGTTGACTTTGTCGCACTCGTTAACGCTCCTGCAATCGAGCGTAACTTCCAAGCATTTAACAACCGTGTGAAGTTTACCGCTAACGAAGATAAAAGGTTAGTCACAGGTCCGTTAATGATTCCTGAGTCAATGATTTTTAGACGTGACGAAAAGTTTGGTGAGTACTACGTAACCTACACCGCAGAAACAATCAAAAAGATAGCGGAAAAGTTTATGCAAAACCAATACATTTCCAACGTCAACACTGAGCACAAAACACCAGTAAAGGACGTGTTCATGATCGAGTCATTTATTAGCGACGTTGACCGTGGTATAGGTTCGCCCAAAGGCTTCGAGGATTGCCCCGAAGGTACTTGGTTTGGTACGTACAAAGTGAACAACGAAGACGTATGGAATCAAGTTAAAGACGGAACGTTTAAAGGGTTCAGCGTTGAGGGTGACTTTATTCACGCACCTTTCCAAGCATCCAAGCAACTGCCTTTGGAAGTGATTTTGATTGACGAAATTCTTTCAATGCTATAATTTTTTTGTCACTTTTTTTTACGTTCCCATTTCATAAGTATAAAACTTTTATCACATGGATATTAAAGCTGAATTGCTAAAAATTAAAAGCTACCTCATGTCGACCGAAGTTACCCCAACCGCCCAAGAGTTCGCCATGTACGACCTTGCAAGTGGTGGTCAAGTATCAATCAACGGTGAAATCGTTGTAGGTGCGGAGGTAATGGTAATCGACGGGGATGGTAACGCTGTTCCCGCTCCCGACGGTGAGCACGAATTAGTTGGTGTTGCTAAAATCAAAACCGAAGCGGGTAAGATTGTTGAAATCATGCCTATCGAAGAAGAGCCTACAATCGAAGTAGAAATCGAAGCAGGTGAGGAAATGGCCGAAGCAATGCCAATGCCTGATCATGCTAAGGAAATGGAATCAATGACCGAGCGTATCACCAAGTTAGAGGGTATGATTGCCGACATGATGACCCGAATGGATGGAATGGGTAAAGCTACCGAAGCCATGTCCGCAGTTGTTGAGGAAGTCGCAAGCCGTCCAACTGCCGAAGTTTCAAAACCTGTTGCATTCACTTATTTGAATCCAAAGGAAAAGCAAAACGATAAATTTTCAAATCTTTTAAACGCATTAAAATAAACAAAAATGAGTTACAATTTAGCTGGGTTAAGTACTTATACTAATCAACAAACCCTACCCCTAATCACAAAGTCGTTATTCAACGCACGCACCATTTCTTTGATTAACAAGCAAGTTGGTGTGAAGTATGTTTCTGCTTTGAACTTGTTGGATACCACAACCGCCTTCACTTATGGCAATACTTGTGGATTCAATGGTTCAGGAAACACAACCGATTTCACACAACGCAACTTGACTGCGGTACACACCAAGGTTCACGAAGCTATTTGCCCAAAGGCTTTGGAAGCGTACTGGATGCAAACGCAGTTGACTGCTGGTTCAATGCCTACAACTATTCCATTCGAGCAAGTCTACGCTGAGCAGAAGGTTGCTTCTATTCAGAAGGCTTTGGAAACTG